GTGTTCAATCGATCTAGATTAGGCATACCAAACGTGCCCACAAATTCTGCAATAGGTGCCTTGAATTCAGCATCCAGTACCACTGTGCGATTTTCTTTGTCAAATGCATTGATGGTTGTGGCAGTTGTAGTACCGGTGACCTTGATTAACGGTAATACACCAAGACCGTGAGTGTGTTGAACTATATCTAGTAAGTGATCTCTCATTCTATTTCCTTTGTATTAGATTGTGTTATTATATAATAACTGTGTTGAAAAAGCAACAGTAATGGTAAATTACTCTGCATTGATTATTGCCGTCGAAGTCTCTCGATCAATGGTCATGACACCATCGCAACAGACGTTCCAGTTTTGTCCATCTGTTTCACTTTGGCTGGGAACATTTATTTGAAAGTTTTTAAACAAATATTCCTTGCCATTCTCAAATACTCGCCACACATGTTCAGGTGTACCTCGCCCGGGTTGACCCCGGGATTGGTTAAATCTTATTGAATAGTGATTCATTAAACTATTTCAACTTGGTTGCTGAGACTGGTGCCACTGATGTGTGTGGTACTTGATCCTGCCCCATCAGCAGCAACCTTTAAGGGTTTTACAGCAAATGATGGTTGATTGATGCCCTGTGGTGCCGAGTTTACATACTGTGCTGGCACTACTCCAATATTGAAATGCACAAATTTAAAATTCTTTTTAGTGACATTCATTGAGAATGAATGCGCCAACCATGCGTTGGTAAAATAAATGTCGCCCAAATTTGGAGTAAAATTCACTATTTGACTGGCCGCAGTGGCCTGACTCACATCGGCTTCGGCCAAATTGATTTGTACTTTGCCAGGGCGTGGATCATAGAAACACACTTTGGATGTTGTGGCTGGGGCCTCATGAAAATAAAATCCCACCATTTGCAAGCCTGCACCATGCACATGTTGTTCCATCAACGAGTACTGATGATGTTCTTGAGCCCACATACTTTCGAATATGGTTTTCATGGTATCCATGGCATAGCCTTGATTTTTAAGTATGTCCCAAGACGCTGTTAACACAAAGTTTGAAAAATCCAGCAACCTTGGATCGTCATGAAAGTTATAGCTCATGACACCCAATTGTTCTTTTGGTATTTTCATTTCTTTTCGGATTCGACGAAAACTGTCGTCGGCCACGGCCTTTACAGTTTTTGCAAATTGCGGAACATTGGCAATGTATACCGAAGTTGGAAAATACTGAAATTGTTGAAAGTTTATATTTTGAGGTTGCATAATTTTTCTCTGTTGTAGTATTTAGACAGTAATTTATTCAAACGAAAATAAATCATCAAAAGTAGATTTGATATCTGTTGACTCGGCAATGCGCCATTCTAGCACACCTAGCAAGTTTTCTACCTTTTGATCCACAATGGTTTCTTCCATCAAGCCATCATCAAACGGTAACTCCTTGAACCAACTTGGTATGTGTACCTGGTCAGTGGGATAGCCCACACTGGTAAACCCAAGTGGATTGTCTTTGAGTTTGCACACAATGGTTTTCATGCCATCAACAATGCTGGTTGAGTAGTTGTCACCATGCATCTTTTTAAGGTTGTTCCAGTTCATTGCTGCTCTAACGTGTCCCGGCATATTGGCCTTGCCCAGTCTGGCTTCTTCTGCGGTGTACTTGGTCAAGTTGTTTACACGTTTGGGTGTACCTTTTTCCCAAGCCGGTCTATCAGCAAATGCAATTTTAAATTCTTTTACTTTTGCAATTATACTATCACGTTCGGCTCCGGTCAATACATCTAGTAGTATTTCACTCAAAAAGTCTTGCACAATTTTGGGAGTATCTGATCGTTTTAGATCCAGGCCCATGGCCTTGACCTTGCCTGGCTTGTTGCCAACATCTAGGCGTTTGCCTTCTAGGTCATAGATCAATACCGCATAGCGTTTCTTTTTAATGAATAGGCCCTTGGTGGCCACCATCTCACGCCCGCCCTTGATAATGGCACCCATTTCTCTAGGACAGTGACAGGCACGTTCCATGAATGCGGGAAATGAATCATTTACCGAATCGGCTATGCTATCATACAGTTGTACGCAGGCATCCTTGTTCCACTCCATGCGTCCAGCAGCTACTTCTTCCTTGATGACTGGCCACGCCGTAAAGTAGACAGAGTCTGTGTCACCGTAGATGATAGTTTCGCCAGTGTGATCATAAACGCCCGTGAGTGCCTCGTTGACAAATGCGTCCATGTGTTTCGCGATAATTCGTCCTGTAAGCGTCGTGCTTTGGCCGATACGCTGATCGAAAAAGCGGCAGCCTGGATTGAGAATGGCACCGTAGAGCGAATTGAGGTTAATTTTTTTGACAAGTTGCCGTTTATCCCAGAACGTTGTATCTTCCGGAGATGTTGCGGCTTTCTTTTTCGCTTGCATTTCTTTTCGTTCAGCATACCATTTCTCCAATAATCCCGGAATAATTCCTTTGGTGTCAAATCTAAATATAGTGCCATTGGCACTCACAGTCCAGGGCTGGTTACTGTCAAACAACAGTTTCCAGGCCTGTGCAGCACTCATTGAGTCACTGCCGCCGGCTTCCCAATCAATGGTGATCTCGGTACCAATGTCGCCATTCATGACACTTTGATACTCTAGACTACCAAACATGTTTTCCCAGGCATCTGCAAAACTGGCACCTGTTGCCACCTTGTCTGCAATATACTTATCGGTCATTACCGGTCGGAACTGTCCAACAATGGTTTCTGGGCCCATGTTAAGGGCACGAATAGCCGAGGGGTAGAGCGAGTTGATGTCGATTGCCCCGATGTATTCGTGCATACCTCTTTTGGGATAAGCAACATAGGCACCTGCGGCTTGCGTTGAGTTTGAATCATCTCTTGATCTCCTGTTGGGTACAACCATTCCTCTAGAATGGGCTTCATTGATAATTGCTTGCTCGGTCACTGCCACGGCACCCATAGTTGTCTGTAACAACACAGTATTGTCGTGTGCCAGTTCGTTGGCCAGATCCAAGAAGCGTAACTTCTTGTCCAGCTTGGCTATCAACATGGTATCCTGTCTATTGTAGTCAATAAACTTGGGAAAATCTTTATTGTAAAGTTGGTCCAGTGTGCCTTCATAGGCCACTTTACGTTCTTCTAGTTCATACTCGCCAATGGCATCTAGACTGTAGCTATGGCGTTCTTCGTAGGTGTACTTGCGATACAGTTGCATATAGTCCATGTGCACTCGACCAATCAAGTCAAATGTCAAACTCTCGGCACCAAAACGTTCAAATGTACGTTCCTTGGGCAACTGATTCCATAAACACAGACGTCTGGTATCGTCTCGACTCAACACCTTGACTATACGCATTATGGTATACGGAATATCAAAGCCTTCTGAATTCCAACCTGTTAGTATGTCAGCATCTTCAATGATGTCTAAAAATGTCTGCAACATTTCATCTTCACGCTCAAATAGATAGCAGTTGGGATATTTGTCACAGATTTCTTGTGCAGTGGTCCAACTGTAACTCTTGGGCGGAACCACAAGTGTAACCATTTTGTCTAACCAATCCATGTACACCGATATGGCAGTGATGGGATTAAACGGATCTTCGGGTCGACTGTAACCACGCACTGGATCAAAGTCGACCTCAATATCAAAAAATGCAGTCTGTAGCTTGGGCGATGCGGCACCCAAATAGTTTTCTTCTAGACATCGGAATATGGGATTGATGTCGCTTTCCCACAATCGTTTGTTGTTGTTTAGTTTTAGTTCTTTGTGATATTCTTTGGAGTTTCTAGTTGCAAATCTCGAAACAGGTGTTCCGTATATGGTACGATGTCGGCCCTTGGGATCATCGTAATAGAACACATAGTTGGTGGGATATTCGCGATATACCCTTTCCCCGTTGACACGTTCTACAACGTGTATACGATCTTTTGCGCGATCGAACAAAGCGTCAATATAACTCATTCTAACTCCAAGGCCACTTTTAGCTGGCTTGCTCTACATGCTCGTACAGTGAGCGACTCTATGCTTGTAATATTTATAATGTTTTACCAACAGTTTCAAGAATTGTGTTCAATTCGTCATGATCACGATTGGTTTCGCCTAAACGAGCTTTGTGTGCAATCTTGATGGCTTTCTTGAGTGTGGCCGGTTTGATTTCGAGTTCTTCACCAATGGCCTTGATAGTTTCATTGAGACCGGTATTGAGATCCTCAACTTCTTGCATGACCTGCATGCCTTCGTTGATCAATTGAGTAAGTTTAATCTTGGCATCGCCATTGAATGTACGATTGTAGTCGCTCATGTGTTCTCCTTAGTAAGCAGTAATTATACAAGGAGTGTGACAAAAAAGCAATAGTGATTTGCTCACTTTAGTTATCCGAATGGCGTTTCTGATAACTGCCCAGCAGCCGGGCACACCGGTCTTAAGGTAGGTGTCGGTTAATGAGATCTAGTACATCCTGTAAGGTATCTAGGTCTACATCGTTGTTGGGTATATGTAAGTCAACCTTTAAATGATCTTCCAATTGAAATACCAATTCCATTTTGGCAAGACTGTCGATGTCAATGGTATCCAGTCTGGTTTCTAGAGTCACCAGTGTGCGATCTATATAGGCAAATTTAGCCACAAAGTCTAGTAATTCTGTTTCAGTCATTTCAGCACCAATGCACTTGAAGGTTCTTTGAGAGTGATGCCCACTACAAGAAATACTAACATAATTATACTAACCACAATAAACACGTCCATTGCAGTAATTGATTTTAACTTCTTTTTAATTGATTCTATCATGATGTTCCTTATGGCATAAATTTTGCGATTCTATTCTTTACATCGGCTATTGTAAAGTAGGGTTTTTCTAAACCATTTGAAAATACTGGATTTTGTTTCCAAATTAGATCCATGCTCAAATCAGTTCCTGGCAATCGGCCGCCGTCCTTTTTGCCTAGTACTGTATTTTCAGGCTGGCGAACATAACCTGGTATGAATGTATACATGTACATGTCGCCTATGTCCATGCCGGGTTTTACTCCGGCATTTTTATAGTATCTATACACATAATCCAGTTGTTCTGTAGCTGACATTTTGGCCAGTTGTTCGGTACTGGTTCCCAATTGTCGAGCTGTCTTGGGTACAAATTGTATCAACCCAATAGCATGTGTTTTAGGATTTTGTTTATGATGTCTAAAACGTGACTCATGGTTGATAATTCCAAATAGAGCTTTTGCTGAAACTCCCAACTCTCGAGCAACTTGTACCAGTTTCTTTAGGAATTCGGGTTCTTCCAGTGCAGTTTTGCTGGTGCTAGGTGATATGGTTTGATTTTGTGGCGGCGCTTCGGCGTGTTTTGGCGGCTCTGCATTCTGACGTTTTGTAGGCTCTGCTGCTTTTGGTGAGGATGTATCCACAGTCTTTTTCAATGGATGATCCGGATGCTTGCCGTATTCGGGAATCTTGACCAGTTGATCCTTTTCAAGACGAGTCTTGTTATTGAATCCGTTAATTTTCATGATGTCGCGTGGATCGGATGCGGTACCACGTGCTATACTATAAACAGTGTCGCCGGGTTTTACCCATACTTGATAGTATCCGGTTATGGGTGATTCTGTAGGCTTCTTGGCCAATGCACCACCTGTGGCAACAGTGGCTCCAGCAGCTCCTAGTCCGCGTAAAAATCCTCTACGACTGATATCTTCTTTGGTGTGTTTCTTTTTGGCCTTAGCCTTTCCGGCTTTCATGTTGGCCAACCAGTGTGCCATTCTAGCTTTTTCACCTGTGCTATGTTTGGCAGTTTTTCTTAAACTACTTACACTGGCCTTGGTATTAACACCTGAGCGTTTGGCAAGTCCCTTGCGTCCAGGCTTTTTACCATCAGCAAAGTTTTCCGCCACACCTTGCTTGCTTATTTCTTCTATATCTTCATCAGGAACAATGCGTGATGGAATAGATTTCACACCTAATAATTTATAGGCCCAAAATCTATGATGCCCATCTAATACTTGATAACCGTTTTTATATTTGCGAACTAATAACGGGGGAAGTTT